TTCTCCTCTAAATGATGAGACGATTCTTTATCGGAACAAATTGGGCAATTTCCGGAATAGGGGAACTTTCTATGTTCGGTATTGTACATTCATATCCCTCATAAAAATTTATTGTTTGTATATGTCACAATTCCTAATATCGTTGTTTATTTTTTTGAATTCATCAGGGTTATTATTATATTTACATAAGTGTAATCCTTTCGTACAATGTGCTGCAAATTTTAATTCTATGGCCGCAGGTGTATTTATTTCCCAGTAAGGACATTTTGCTGGAGAATCAAAATCAACACTCTCATCAATAATCATAACCAATACCCCCTTAATATTATTTTAGTTAATGAATAGTTATTCTTTAATGGTAAAATCCTGAGCCTTTGGTAAGATTGATTACGAACATTGGCTTTAAATTAATCATTTTTTTCTTGTGAAGCTTTAATAAAAGCCTCTAAATCCGATTTGTGAACTCTCCAAAGATCACCCAGTTTTATCGCTTTTAATTTCCCTTGTCTTATCCAAGCTGATACAGTTCGAGGTTTTATATTAAATTTTTCCGCGATTTCTTGAGGGCTAAAATATTCTTTTTCTGTCATTATATTAACCTCCTGACCTAATCATTGTAACACATCCTAAAATTCCTTTCCACTATCTCATAGACCACATAACCCACATAACCAAAAATACTTGACCAATTTACTGTTTTATGATAACCTATAAGTACAATATTAACCACGTAACCTTAAATGAATATGAAAGTTGGTTATCATAATGCCATTTACCGATATCAACATATACACCCTCAAACAAGTCCGCGCTAAACGCCGCCGTTATGACCTCGAAGGTTGCCGGATAACCTGCCCATTAGCCTGTTATACACTCCTCCAATTTATCCTCGATCTTAAGTCGGAACCAGTTGAGAATTTCGGAATTATCGCATTGAATGCCAAAAAGGATATTAATGGAGTCCATATTATCTGTATCGGTTCCCTCAATCATACCATTATTCAACCAAGGGAAGTCTTTATGGCGGCGATGATGAATAACGCCAGTGCGATTATCGCATTCCATAACCACCCGTCAGGAGATCCGTCTCCCAGCCAGGATGATATTTATCTTACCCAAAGATTGAAAGAAGCCGGGGAAATATTGGGTATTTCATTATTGGACCATATGATTACCGGGAATGAGAAATATACCAGTTTAAAAGAAATCGGCAAGTTTTAGGTTCAATGTTAGGAGGTCTTACCATGCTCAACAGTAATAGTCAAGGTATCCAAAAATTCATCCTCGATCGGCTGGTCACGATTCATGATGAAATCCTGATTCATGACCCGGAATATCAGGAACTCGGGGAAAAGCCGGGCGAGATCTTGAAGCGGCTCTGCGCCAAGCTCCCCCCCGAAGACAGCCAATTGCTGGATGAATACGACTGTGGCCGGATGAATCAGATGAACCGCCAAGATGAAGTTATTTATAGCCAGGCGCTAATGGACGGAATAATCTTCGGTTACTGGGTCGCCATAATCGGACAAGGAATAGGAAAAATCTCAGTCTAAATGGACTAAATTTTTCACTTTACCCTTTACACTTTTAACTTTTATTGGGTCTGGGTTTGGAAAAAATCAGCGTTTGAAAAAAAGGAGGTTTTCCCCTATGGCCGACTTTGAATTTACCATTACCGAATCCGATTCCATGGTTGATTTGGAAGAGTATATCAATTATTTGATCATTGAACGTTGTAATGAAATGTATTATAAAATCATCAGCCAAAATGCCGAATATCAAAATCTACAAGCACAAATAAAGAGTTGCTTTCAAGAACTCCTCCGGGTACTGCCGGAGCCGGACCAAAAGGAAATCATTAATGAAAGATTGTCGGTTATTATCGGGACGTTGGAAATGTTGCTGCCAAGGTTGACATATAGACTGATATTGAAGGATGGGATAAGATTGAAGGCTTGGATTGAGGAAGAATAATACAAATTGATTGTTATTTTAAATATTGTCTTTCTATTGCCTTCTGTTCAGAAGGTTTTTTGTTTTTTCCAACGAAATGGTATTATATCATTGATTTGAAGAGACCTGACATGAAAAAATTGATCTTTCGAACTTTATACAGGGCGAAGTCATAACATTGGAGGAGTATCAGCTTAAAGCAAAGGAGAAAAAAATGTCGCTTATTGTTACGAAGGCCAAACGAGAAAAAGGAAAGCTCATTCCTGTTCCGGGATATTTTGATGAAGAGGGCAATCCGGTAGATGAAGAAGTAGTAAATGAAGCATTTGTCAGGTTCTTGTATAACGAAATGATAAATGACCGTGATTTTCTTAACAGGTACTCAAAAAAATCTCCTGATGCAGCCCTGGTAGAAAAGGAATGGTATTGGGAAGGCAACGTGCAAAAAATTATAATTGACTGGTTAACGGAAAATGGCTGGAAAATTGAACAATCTGCAATCAATCATGAACATAGGCCGAATATAAAAGCGACAAAAAATGGGAGAAATCTTTTGGCGGAGGTTAAAGGTTATCCATCGACTACTGATGCTCATGGTGAAAGAAGAGGACAGCCCAAAGCCACAAAGCCGGCGTTGCAAGCAAGACATTGGTTTGAAGAGGCGTTTCATACCTGTATTCAAAGGAAAAACCAAAACCCAAAAGCCGATGTACTTATTGTTTTCCCTGACTTTAAAAGATACCGGGATCTTATTAAAGGAGCGGAATGGGCTTTTCAAAAACTGGAGATTAAAGTCGTTCTTGTGGGAGAAGATCGTTCGGTTGAAATGGTGCTTGGCAACCTGTGAGCGAGTCTTATAGACTTGATAAGCGCTCCTGATTTAGTAATTGGGTTTTACTACAAATAGATATTCAGTCAATATTCCCGTAAGCGAAATAGATAGTTCAAAATATTGTTCCCGTTGTTCCTCTGGTAATGTCAAAGATGATTGATGCATGAAGGTTTTTTCGTTTATATGAAGAATAATTATAAATAATAAATGAAAAGACAATTAGTTATGGAAAATTATTTTAGGAGATCATTTCAGCTATGAAAATACAAAATTTGGATTTTGTTAAGTTATTTTAAAATAACAACATTGATAGACGGCTAAAAGGGCCGTCTTCGTTTTTTTAATAACGGAATTTAACGATTAATAACGGATTTTGTCGAAAAATTCTTTATAGGGAGGCTGGATGATGGATACTTTTAAAAAGATTGTTGGTTATATTTTAGGGGCAATAGGTGGTTTATTGATATTCGTTTTATTCATATGTTTAATCGGATTTTTATTTGATAAATCAACGAATGCCGGTTCTTATCTGGGTTTATTGGTAACATTTATATTTACAATCGGTGTATTCATCGTACCCAGTTATTTTTTAACATTTAAATCTTTATTGAAAAAACCGAATAATATTGAGCAGAATAAACCTCAAGTTGCCGCCTCGGCTGATTATCAACCGGCAATTCGTAATAATAGTAAAACCGGATTCCTTGATGTTTTTAAGGTAAATAAATACAAGAAAGAGCTTGAATATTTAAAGACTGTTTTTTCCGAGATCCAAAATAAAGAGTATTTAGAGATTAAACAAATGACCGCCGAACTTGAAGCAAAAAAGAATTCACTAGATGCGGATATTAACCGGATGGCTGATATTCTGAAAATCGCGATGGAGTATTCCGAAATTCAAAAAGGAATCACTGAACTAGAGCAAAAACGGGATCCATTTAATCAAGAAATTATGAATCTTAAGAATCAAATTGAGGAGAAGAAGAAGGAATTTATCCAGTTGGATGAAGAGGTTTTGTTACAATCATTCGCTCTGTACAAACCTAAGTATGAATTTGAGCATAGTGAACAATATGCCCAAAAACTAAGTGAAATCCGGGATAAACAAAAAGCCATGATTAAAGGCGGAACAGCCGCCACTGGCAGCCAGGATTGGACCGTCAATGGAAGCAAATCCGAAGGCAGAAAAATGGTCAATGACATGATTAAGCTGATGTTGCGTTCTTTTAATAACGAATGTGACATGTGTGTCTCCAATGCAAAATTTAATAATATCGATAGTTGTGAGAAAAAGATTGGTACTACCTATGATGTGGTAATTAAACTCGGGCGAATCATGAATGTTGTCATCTCGGCACAGTATAAAAAGCTTAAACTTGAAGAGTTATATCTGGCTTATGAATACCAGCTTAAAAAGCAGGAAGAAAAGGAAGAACAGAAACGGATCAAAGAACAGCTTCGGGAGGAAGCCAGACTTCAGAGAGAAATTGAAGAAACCCGGAGAACTATCGAAAAAGAACAAAAACATTATAATAATGCATTGGAACAAGTCAAAAAGCAAATGGAAGCCTGTAAGAATGAAACCGAAAAGGCTCTGTTACTTGAAAAGATGAATGAAATCAACTCGAAACTTGAGGAAATCGATAAAAACATTAAGGATATTGATTATCGAGCTGCCAATCAAAAAGCCGGATATGTTTATGTCATATCGAATATTGGCGCTTTCGGAGAAAATATTTATAAAATTGGTATGACCCGAAGGCTGGAGCCTGAAGAACGTATTGATGAACTAGGGGATGCTTCAGTTCCATTTGATTTCGATGTTCATGTCATGATCTTCTCAGATGATGCTCCAAAGCTTGAAAGCGCATTACATAAAGCCTTTGAAACTCGAAAGATAAATATGATTAATAACCGGCGGGAATTTTTTAATGTATCCCTGGATGAAATAGAGAGTGTTGTTAAAGCCAATCATGATAAAACTGTGGAGTTTATAAAAACAGCAGATGCGGCGGAATATAGGCAATCACTAGTGATGAAAAAGGAAATAGCCGGTCATCATAATTAAAATTGTTCTTTGAGGTGAAACCTGGATGGAGAAAAGGCCCTATTTTAAGAGTTCCATTGTGGAACTTGAACAGATATTTGAGACTTCGAAAAATGATATAAAGATCCTTCAAGCATTGCATCATGAACTTGAGTATCGTAATACGAACCGGGCTAAACAGCTTCATATGAAAATCGAAAAATTAATCAATATTCCAGAAGTTAAATCCTCAAAGGATTCAAAGTCTCAATCAAAAATAGCGGAAACTAAAGAAAAAGCTGAAATTGAACATCAGGTTCCAATATATGCGGAAGCTGCTACCATTGAAGAAAGGGATCCAATCAATGAATTGGTTATGCCGCAATTTGAAACGAAAACGGAAAGTTTAGAAGTTGATAATAGTCTTCATGATTTTTCTAGTCGCGATATATTTAGGCACAAGAAATCTTCATTAGTAACACAAATAGAAATCTCGAACCCCGGCCCGGACCCAATCCTGGCTGCTTGGCTAACAATAGAGGTTCTTACGCCTCAACCGCTTCCAAATATTCAAGATTTAGAATCATTGTATCGAAAACTGATTCGTCTCGAAGATAATCCCGAGCCCTGGAAAGATAAGAGAAATGACAAACGAGGCAAAGAGAAAGATGTCTATTGGATGATCTACTTGGGAGAGTTAAATCTGTCAAAAGCGCTTCATTCCATTTTAAAGCTATATCCGGATGAGAATATCGACGAACATGATGTTGATAAGGGAAATACAACTCTTGCGGTTATTGTACTCGATTCCCTGGGACGGCCGGTACAGGATAGAACGTTTTTATCCAGCTTCGCTTGGGGTTATGGAAAAGTTCGAGCGGGACAATTAAAAGATTTAGCTTCATTTGTAAATGCGGAAATAAATATCAAGTCAGGGATTGAAAGGCTATTAATCAGGCAAAATGAGGATGGAGAAATCTTGCCGGTCGATTTTTCCGATATTCAAAGAATAACTGATTGGCTAATTAAGGAACTGAATTTACCTGAAGATGAAATCATCCGGCCCGGTGTAGCAATTCGCGTACCTCAGTATAGTTGGTATCAAGAAGCGCCGGAACCAGAGCTACTCAATAGTTTTTTTATTGAGGATTTAGTTCGTGTTCGAACTGCATTTGTTGAACGTAGCGTAGGAAAGGCGCTTTTGGCTTATATGGGTATCAATACTCCTAAAGTTTGGCGGGATGTTGTATACGATCAGGATCTCCTCAAAGAAACCCTTGCTCCGGACAGGATGCCGTTTACCCGTTGGCCGGGACGGGGGCGTTATCCGCTGTATCTCATGCAACAAGCGGCGATTAATCATTCTGTAAAAGAATTAGCTAATGGAGGTTTGGTTGGGATTAACGGCCCTCCTGGAACAGGAAAAACTACCTTACTCCGTGATGTTGTGGCCAAGGTTGTTTTAGACCGTGCTATTGCAATGTCGAAGTTTGATAAACCGGAATTAGCGTTTAAACATCTTGGAAGTATGAAAACCGGCGGAGCCTATACCCATCTTTATCAATTAGACGAGAGCTTACTCGGTTATGAAATTGTTGTTGCATCTTCCAATAATAAAGCTGTCGAAAACATTAGCCGGGAAATACCTAATTCCAAGGCAATCGCTGATGATTTTACTCCACCATTACGTTATTTTCAAACCATATCCGATAATCTTTCCGCAAGTGATGGTCAGGTTATTGAAGGTGAGACTTGGGGCCTTGCGGCGGCGGTACTCGGTAATTCCGCAAACCGGAATGCTTTTATAAAATCATTTTGGTGGGATAAACAGCGAGGGATGTATACTTATTTGGCGGCCATTATCGGAGCAAATATTGATAATGATAATAAAAATGATGAAGATGACCAACAACCGGATAACCCAATAATACTAGAACTTGAAAAACCGCCGTGTAATGAGATAGAAGCTTTGGAACGGTGGAAGATTGCCCGGAAAGATTTTAATGGAAAACTTAAAAAAGTACAGGAGCTTCAAAAGAGAGCCCAAAAAGCCTATGAGGCGGTTATTCGAAAACCGGATGCGGTTAAGCGTAGTGAAGAAGCTTTATCGGTCCTTACTTTGGCTAAACAGGAATTAGTATCATCAGAGGAAAGGCTTAATGATGCCCGTTTGCATTCCAAGAATACCCTTGAGGCAGAGAAAAAAGCGGTTGAAGACCGTTCGGCATTCGACCGTATGCGGCCCGGTTTTTTTGCCAGGTTATTTCAATTACGGGCATACCGCGATTGGATTAAACAAATGGCGGTGTTAATGGAATCAGTAACTAAAGCGCGGGATGAAATAAAACGAACTTCCAGTGATCTAAATCAAGCTCAAAGTGAATTTAATGCCGCTAAAGAAAAATTAACCAGATCTGAAATGGAGAAATTAAAGGCCGATCAAGCATTAGATGAGACATTAACTTTAATTAACGAAGGCCGGAAATTGATTGGGGACAATTTTGCAGATGAATCATATTGGTCTTGTGATGAAGAAAAACTTCAATTAGGGTCTCCCTGGGTCTTTACGGATTTGCAGCGTGCCCGGGATGATTTATTTGCCGCCGCTTTTGCGCTACATCGGGCATTCATTGATGGAGCGGCCAAAATTATGCGACATAATCTGCGGGCCGCTTTGGAGATAATGAAAGGAAGGCCGTTATCGGAAAAACAAGAATTAGCCAGAAGGTCGTTATGGGGTAGCTTGTTTTTGGTTGTACCCGTTTTATCAACGACTTTCGCCTCTACCTCAAGACTTTTTGGTAAATTAGGGGCGGAACAATTAGGTTGGTTGCTTATCGATGAAGCCGGCCAGGCGACTCCACAAGCCGCGATAGGCGCAATATGGCGTGCGAAACGGGCCATCGTGATTGGAGATCCGCTTCAAATTGAACCGGTAGTCACCATACCGCCCAAATTAATCAATACTATTTTTTCCCAATTTGGAGTATTCCATGATGAATGGGCGGCTCCGGCAGTATCAGCCCAGTCTTTAGCGGATCGGGTCAGTTGGTTTGGTACTTCAATTTGTAGTGCGGATGGCGATATATGGGTAGGTTCACCGTTACGGGTTCATCGTCGTTGTGAACAACCAATGTTTTCTATATCTAATTATATAGCCTATAATGGACTTATGGTATATGGGACTCCCGAGGGAATATCACCAATAGGGAATATTTTAGGACCGAGCGTATGGATTAATGTAGAGGGTAGTTCATCGGAAAGAAAATGGTCTAAGGATGAAGGAGAAATTGTTTTAAAATTGCTTGAACGCTTATTTACATCGGGAATACAAGAACCTGATATTTTCTTTATAACACCTTTCCGGATAGTTTCATATAAATTGCGGGAGATCATCAGAAATAATCATCAGATTTCCAAGAGGTTGCCTCAAAAAGCTTGGGAATGGACAAATGAAAGGGTTGGAACTATCCATACTTTCCAAGGTAAAGAGGCGGATACTGTGGTTCTTGTTCTTGGGGCGCCGTTAGAATTTTCCGCCGGAGCGCGCCGGTGGGCCGGTGGTTCACCCAATCTTCTTAATGTGGCGGTTACCCGTGCTAAACGTCGGATATATGTAATTGGGAATCACCGAGTATGGAAAAATGAAGGTCATTTTAGTATTTTAGCTAGATCGCTTCAATTAAGGGAAAATCTATAAAGCTTACTTTTTTGGCGAACCTTGATTTATTCATCGTTTAATCAATTAATTTAAAATATAAAATGAGGAGGATGGTAGCAGTATGTGGATTGATAAAGAATCTAAAATTGATTTATTAGCATACAACCCATTTGCAGAACTGGTAACAAATATTACAGCTAATGATAGAATGAACCCACTGACGATAGGATTGTTTGGCAGTTGGGGCGTTGGCAAATCTACATTATTAAAACTGGTCGAGAATAAAATAAACGAACTAGATCCTAGCAAGAAGAAAATTGTTTGTGTCTCGCTAAATTCATGGATGTTTGAAGGATATGATGACGCCAAAAGTGCAATTATGGAAAGTTTGCTTAGAACACTAGACAATAATCAGCCTGCTTTTGAAGGATTAAAAGAGGACATTAAATCTTTAGTAAAAAGAATTGACTTTATAAGGCTTGGGGCTGCTGCACTTAAACATGGTACACCATTGCTCATGAGTGCATTAAATCCAGCAGTTGCAGCAATAACTGTAGCGCAATATATGACCGAAGAAAAAAGAACAGCTATATGGGAAGATTTAAAAAAAGTTTGGAAAGAAAAAGAGCAAGACCCAAAAGACACTATGGTGGAAAATATTAGGTTGTTTCGGATGGGATTTAAGGAGTTACTGGATAAATCGGAAATTGATAACTTGGTAGTAATGATAGATGATTTGGATCGGTGCGCACCGGAACGGGTTATTGAAACATTAGAGGCTATAAAATTATTTTTATCCGTTGCGAAAACGACCTTTATTATTGCGGTTGATGCGCAAGTAATAAAATACTCTGTCGAGAGAAAGTATCCAAAAATAAATGAAGATACCATTAGATTCTCGGATAACTATATTGAAAAAATTATTCAATTGCCAATATACATACCAGAATTATCAGAGTTAGACTTGAAGAATTATTTATTGCTGTTAATCTGCGAGTTATTTATGCAAGATGATGTGTTAAATAGATTTCTTGATAAAATTAGTGAAGAAAACTTGTTTTTAAGTGGTGCAAAAGTAGATCTCGAATATATAAAAAAGGCTTTAGGTACTTTTACGGAAGGTCAGTTTAGAAGCAATGACTTAAAAGGTTTTACGAATATGTTTCAAACAATCTCAATAGCAAGTGATGTGATGGCTTGTACTTTAAAAGGGAATCCAAGACAAGCTAAACGATTTCTAAATACTTTCTTAATAAGGAAGAGTTTGGCGGATATATACTATAAAAAAGATTTAGAATTTGATTATTCAGTTTTAGCAAAGCTTATGTCCATAGAGTATATTGATGAAAAGCTATTTAAGGAATTATATAAATGGTCATTATCCAATAAATCACAACCAGTTATTAATGAATTAAAACAATTGACGGAAATTGTTGCCTCTGATGAAGAATTACCAGAAGAATATAGAAAATGGGGCGATGAAAGAGTTTTGAGATGGTTGAAATCTGATCCTCAAAACCTTTATGAGAAAGATCTTTCACGATATTTCTATTTAACTCGGGAATCTTTAAACATTAATTTTAGTGTTTCTGATTCCCTTTCCAAAGAGGAAATAAAAATTTTTAATGAGATATTGAGGGCAAAAAGAATTGTTGGAGTTAACAAAATTATTAAGGATTTAAAGGATAACCCGAATATCAAATATTCAAAGATTTTAGATGCTCTGGTTGAACGTGCAGGGGATGATATTAAAATGCTTGATAAAATTCATAGTATTTATATTCATTACCCAGAATATAGAACTGAAATTAAAGATATGGTTAAAAAAATTAAGAATACTGATTTTACACCTGTAACAGCCACTATATTGAATGGAATGTTTCGAACAGATCCTGATGAATTTCAAGAAGTAATTAAAACCTTCCAAGAGAAAGCTGTTAATTCTGAAATTTTAAAGATTATTTGTCAACAAAACGATGGTTCTGAATTGGCTTCAGTACCGAGAAAGGAATGAGGTGAAATAAATGGGAACTTCAAAAGGATATATTCCACCCAAAAATTCTGAATGGAAAAAAGCAAAAGGTGCAGTAACTAGAATGTCAAGTGGTACATATAGTAGCAACAATGCTAAAAAGGCAATATCTAAATTTGCGGAGGCATATGCTGGAACACATTTATCTAATAGCAATGTAAGTGTAGTTGCCGGTGGGGTAATTAATTTCTTGCATTCAATTGCTACCCAAGGTCTAAAAGCGACTGCAGAAAAGTTGGGTCTTTCTAGCCTTTTGGATAAAAAAGACGTAGATCTTTATAATGGGATTATTGATTATTTTGCGAGAGATTTTTCATCTATAGATGGTCAGATAATCCGAGATAGTTTGTTATTAACCTTTGAAGAACTTGATATTAATGCCTTCGATGATTTTGCTAATATAACAAGTGAAGAATTTTTAATTACTTTTATAGTAAATTTTGCAATAAAAAGTTTTGAAGTTTCTTTTTCGGAAAAAATATTATCAAATCTGAAAACGGTCAGCGATTATGATCGAATTATAGATGATATAAGTTCTATTATTGAAAATAGGTTAGTAACAGATATTGAAATAAATAATGCATTAGAGATTGATTATTTGAGTGAAGAAGGACAAGCTTATATTCAATCAATTTGTAGAGACTGTTTTAATTCTTTAAAATTAATGGAGGACAATTATTATGAAGATATGGATTAACAAAACAAACTATACTGATCCTTCAAGTGATTTTTCAGATGCGATAGTTTTTAATATGTTAGATGAAAATCCTAAGTCTAACCTTAAGACAAATTTTGAGGAAATGTGGAGACGGTTTTCAAAAAGAAATATTGAATCAATATATGAAGACTTTCTGGTGTTTGCTGCAAGTGTTTTTGCAACGGATAAAAGAGTTCCAAGGAGGGAAATCCTGGGTTCTGAAGCCAAAGATAATTGGACAAGAAAATTAGAAATGTGTGTACCTATCATAAATATTCATCAATGGATATCAGTAAAAGGAAAATTAGAAGAAGCTTTAAATTTTTTGAGTGGAGATATTTGGTCTCTAACTTTCCGCGAAACAAAAGAACGCTATCGCGATATTGAAGATAGAAAAAAATATTCTCTGATAAACAATAAATTCGATGGTGTTTGCCTGTTTTCCGGTGGCCTTGATTCGTTTTCAGGAGCCATTAAATTATTGCAAGAGGAAAGAAATATTTGTTTTGTTGGTTGTATGGAGTATAATCAATTAAATAATCGTATTCAGGAACTTTATCAATTAATAAGGAAAACATATGGCAATGTAAAATCAGATATTATTGTATTTTCAGTTAATCCTAAAGTCCCTGCGAATATTGATGACAATTTAAAAAGCTTATTTACTGAAAATACCAGTCGAAGTAGATCATTGCTTTTTATAGCTGGAGCTATTGCAACAGCATCGTTAATTGGTAATGATGTTCCTGTTTATATTCCTGAAAACGGATTTATTGGATTGAATTTACCGTTGACACCTAGTAGAGTTGGTAGCTGTAGCACAAGAACCACTCATATTTTTTTCTTGCGTCAATTGAATGATGTGTTATCTATGCTTGGAATACCGCACAAGATAGAAAACTTTTTTGCGTACAAGACTAAAGGAGAAATTTTAGAGGAAATAAAACATACTAAACCCTTTTTAGAGGGTGCGGGTAGAACTATTTCCTGTTCTCATCCAACCCAAGGAAGGATTGATGGTGCTACAGTGCCGATCAACTGCGGTTATTGTTTCCCTTGCTTAATACGCAGAGCCGCTCTTCTTAAAGTGGGATATATTAACGAGAGTTATTTAGATTTATATAACAGTGATTATAAGCTTAGTACTGGATTTATAAAGAAATATTACAATCCAGACTCCGGAAGAGCTAAAGATTTAAAAGCGATATTGGCAGCACTGCATAGATACCTGCGGAATAGTGATGATGACTTCTATATGAGGGAAATGGCCAAACTAGGTGGCTTAAGCATGGATGATATAAAACAATTTAATCAAGTATATATTAAATCGATGGAAGAATTTAAAAGTATGATAATATCGCAAGCATACAAAAATGACTTAGAATTATTAAATTATGTTGGATTAGAGGATAAAAATGAGCAAATTGATTGACACTCATTTTCATTTAGATCATTATGCCAACCATTCAGATATCTATAAGAAAATTAACGAATTACAACAATACACACTTTGTGTTACTAATCAGCCAGAGGTGTTTGAGTCGTGCATGGATTTATATGCAACTACAAAATACGTTAAATTTGCCATTGGCTATAACCCGCAAATTATTAACGAAGTAAAATTCAATAAGTATTCGTTTTTAAGAAATTTAGATCGGACAAAATATGTTGGAGAGGTAGGATTGGATTTTTCAAGTAGATTTATTAATAAAAAGAATCTGCAAATGGAAATTTTTAATTTCATCTGTGAGCAAGCAAAAAATAAGGTAATGACAGTACACTGCAAAAAAGCTGAAAAAGAATTATTAGAAATTCTTAGCACCCATAAAAACAAAAAAATTATATTACATTGGTATACCGGAGATCGGTTTTGGCTAGATCAATTTTTGCAATTAGGTTGCTATTTTTCAATTAATAGTAGCATGATTAGTTCCATTAAAGTAAGAGAATTTATTCATAGTGTGCCTTTGAATCGATTATTAATAGAAAGCGATGGACCTTTCAGTAAAATTGATGGCAAAAGATATTCTTATGAAATATTATACAAGATATATGATCTCTTGGCACAAACGTTACAAAAACAAGACATGAAAGAGATTATATTTAATAATTTTAAAAGATTAATAGAAATAGAATAGTTTAATTTTCATATCTATATTCAAGTCCAGATGGAGGTTAACATGTTACCGGATTACCCAAGTATTAAATTGAAAATTAAGGAAAAGTTGATTGAAAGAATCGAATATGGACCTTCGATTTTAAATATGGTAAAAAGGCATACTTTATTTGAAGGCAATAAAACTAAAATTATTTATCCAGATGGAAGTGAACGTTTCACTGAAAGTCAAACTGTAAAAACTCCCATGAGAATTAGTGATTTATCTCAATATGAGAATATGAGTTTTGAAGATATCTTAAGAATAATTGACGAAGCCGGATTGGAAAGAGCAAAACAACAAAATGATTTCTTTTTTAAAACTTTTGAAGAAATTGTAAAGAGTGTAGGAAACGATATAAATGTGGGGGGTAAGTTAACTCCTGAAGTATATTTCGAAATGTTAAATCGACTTCAATTAGATTTTAATAAAGATGGTACTCCAAAATATCCAACATTTTTCGCAAATGAAAAGTTTGAAAAGCTTTTTTTAAAAGTACTTAATGAAATAGAAACTACGCCTGAATTAAGAAAAAAACTTGAAGATATCTTAAGCCAAAAGAGGGATGAATGGATTGATAGAGAGAGTTCTAGAAAATTGGTTGGATAATGCGTCTGAAAGAACTTTTCAAATTCCGTTTTGTTATATGTTACAAGCTGAAGGGTATACAGTTTTACATATGACAAGGCATTGTGCCATGGAATTAGGTAAAGATATTATTGCTATTGATAAAGATGGTGTTCCATGTGCTTTTCAGTTAAAGGGGGCCAAAAATGGAAAAATCTCAATTGGACTTTGGAGAGAAATAAATTCTCAAATAACTGATTTAGTTTATTTAAGCATTAATCATCCTTGTATTGACAGTACAAAGGCCCATCGTTCTTTTTTAGTTACAAATGGAGAATTAGAAGAAGAAGTTGTTAGCGCTATTGCAGATTTTAATCGATCAGTGGAAAGAAATGGCCATTTCAAATTGAAGGTTATTGTAAGAGGACAATTAATTGAAAAAAGTAAAAGTCTTGGTTTGAGTTTATGGCCGAGTGAACTCAGTAATATTAATAATTTTCTAGAAATGTTTTTATTAGATGGATGCTCGTTAATTCCTAAAGAAAAATTATCTAATTTATTTGAATCAATATTAGTATTAACGCGAGATTCAAAGGGTTCATTTAAGAAAAATGAGTGTTTGAGAAGAATATCTAGTTGCGCTTTACTTTGTTCTGCGGTAATTTCCCCGTTTGCAAATAAAAAGAATTATGTTACAGAATTGGAAGCTTGGACAATTTATTTGGCATATACTTTTGCGTTTGCGGAACGTTGGAAGGTAAAGTATAAAGATATTTTCCCAATCGTAGATATAGCATTTAAAATAATTTATAACCTTCTATCATCACTTTGTGATGAATTAATGGAACGAAAATATTTTTTCGAAGGGGATCCTTTTGTAGACAAACCCTTATATCGAGTTAGAATGACCTTATTAGTTTCATTGATGAGTCTATATGCTTTGTTGCGTCGTAAATCGAATGAAGAATATGATAAACGTGATGAATTTATTAAAGATTTTTGTCAGATAAAGCAAAAACAGTTGAATTTATGGGGTGAAGCGGCAATACCTCAATTTTTAGTATATATCTGGTATTTAAGGACAATAGATTCAACTCCAAGGACGGATTTTTTAATTGAGAAGTTAATAAATAGCATATTGAAAATGAATGATCCAGATGGTGAGAATTATTTAGCCAATCCATATTTTAATGAAGAAGATATTTTTCCGTATTTATTAGGACTAACAAGAGAAAGGTTAGAAGAGAGCTTTCGGGGTGAATCATATACTCTTGAAGGGTTAATGCATTTATTTGTAAGGCGGAATTGGAAACAAGAAATGAAATTATTATGGCCGGAAATATCAAAGTTTGGATTTTCTTCATTTATCCCAGATGAAAACTGGCAGTATTATTTATGGAGGTCAAGCAATGGAGTTAATATAAGCCATATTCCTCCTTTAACCAAAAGATGGGATGAGCTTTTAGATGAAGCCAATGAGAGTAATGGAGAGATGATACCGGAATATATAAAAAACGATGTATTGTTTTTTGTATTATTTTTAATCATTTATCCACATCGTTGTAGAGCGGATGTTGTTAGATGGGTTGATTCTAATATTAGTTGAGTTTTTACTGTGAAAAATAAAAAGTGGGTGATGCTTGTATTGGGGCTAAGCCACGGATATAGGAAATGCATATGTCGGCGCGGGTGGAGTATTATTAGAAGGTCTATCAAGTGAAAAAGTTTTAGAATTAATTCCAGAAGAAACAGAAACAATAATATTTGTGAGTAAAATAAAAAACCAGGATATTCGGTGGAATAATTAGAATAATTAGTTTAGATTAGATGTAATTGGAGGGGTGGTTTCAGAATGACTGTGGGTTATGAAGTAATTGATGTTTTGAAAGATTTAAGAGTCAATTGTTATTCATTAATGACCTCAATGAGTATAAAAGATTACTTAAGTTATATCGAAGAAACTTATAAAAATAAAGGGGGGTTAAAAGGCCAAAGAATAGTTTTAAAAACTAATACAGCAGTGAGAATTCGTAACCGAATGATTGAAGATTTAAAACAAGGAGCCGTTTTGCCTCCTATTGTTATTGGTATAATAATAGATGATCAAGTAATGAAACAATTAGATAGTAATCCCGAAGATTTTAAAAACATTCTTATGACTATCCCAACAGATCATATAACAATAATCGATGGGATGCAAAGAACAACAGCTTTATTGGAAACGTATGAAAACATAAGTCCTCTTCCTGACAGGAAACTACGAGTCGAGTATTGGATTGCAACTTCTATAAATAGTTTGGTGTATCGTATGTTAGTATTAAATACCGGCCAAATTCCATGGAGTCTAAAAAGGCAGTTAGAGGTAATTTTTTCACAATTAATTTCGGATTTGCATGTTAAAATACCAGATATTGAATTAATAACTAGTGATGATCCAGCGCGGAGAAAAGCGGCCGGCCAATATCAAGCAAATCAATTTATTGAACTCTATTTATTGTTTGGAACTCGAAAAGAAAATCTTAATATTCAAGAACGATTAGCAGAGGAATTTGCACGACTTGATTTTATTCAAGCATCTTCAAATCCACATTTCACGGAATACTTTTTTGAAGTAGCAAAAATAATGGTCCTATTTGATAAAACTTTTTCTAAGTTCGAACAAAATGAAGAAACTAAGCATTTAACTAGGTTTAAGGGTGGAAAAGATATTTTTTCATCACATCCTGCTAGGGTTGGTTTTGTAGTAGCTTTTGCTCAAGCAATAATGGGAAGGCCAGGTATAGAACGGAAAGAAGAAGATCAAATGAAAATCATCTCAAACCTCATAGAAAATGCAAGTTTATGCTTGGGAAGATTAAATGAAATGAATGTATCGCATTTATCAAGTTTTTTAGATTTAGCCACTCTGGATGAAATAGTTTCTGATAGAAAATCGGGAAAGGTCGGAGAATTTGAAAGAGAGTTTTTCTTAAAAGCTTTTCAAACTTTAGTTGAAGAGAATTTTATATTGGAATCAATGGCTCCTTGTTGGAGGGCACATATTTAATCATGAGTAAAAGTATGAATAAGGCAAACCAACGCATATTTGATAAATTCAGGAAGATCATATTAGATAATGGAGAGTATTGTGAAGATGTTAAGGCTCCAAGATGGATTCATGGAAGTGCAGATGATAAAAAGTGGTTTTTAGATGCTAATATAGTTTTTTGCCAAGAAATAGTATCCAAAAAGAAAATTGCAATTTTAACTGCAATGGGAAAAACCTTTTTAGTAACTATTGGTTTTGGTGATATTAATTGTCCAAGTTTTTTAAATCCTTATGATTTAAATGCTGGGTTATATACGGAAATTTTATCTACAATAGAAGTCAATTTATCTCCACGAGTAAGTGTTTTTGATATTATAGATAAAATAATGCCAGAAAGCATTTCTAAAGAGGGGTATACTGGGCATAATCTTATTGATTTAATTGATATTTTTGAGACAATAAATATATTTGAAGTAGGACGAGAATGTCCATTTTCCTCAATAGATCCTTTTCGTATTTTTGGAACTTATTTATGTGTAGAGAAATCGTTGATAAATCTACCTTTTACCGATGAAACAATTAATTCATATGAAGAAATCATTTTAAATGGAGCATCCTGTATACCATTTGAAAATGTAATATTAAGTATTTGTAGTCTCCATTATAAAGATTCATTTCTAGATTTATATAGATGTATCGAGATGTTATATCCCTTAATTTATGTCCAAAAATTATATACTGAGTTACATATATCTGGTTCATTATTGGATTTCCTTTATCAAATCCAAGAAACATTAGACTGGAATCCAATGGAGAATAAAACATTAAATAATATAATTGAAAATACACCTGAAGCTGATTTAGCACTTTTAAAAGAAGCCCAAAAAGAACATATAGGATTTATAGAAATGAATTTAGCAAAGTGGGTATATTCAATTCGAAATTCCATTGTTCATTTACGTCCTAGCCAGAAACCAGCAATTTTAATAGATGTACCTTGGGAATTACTCTTGAGAGGGATGTTATCAGTAATTAATTATTGGTATAATAAATTTAAGGACAGTTTAATTTGATAGTATTACTCATCCCTTACTTTACGGGATCAATTTAGCTATTTTTTTGTATTAGTTAATTAACCGGCTCCTGCACAAAATCCCATTGCCCCACCGCCAGCGTCCGGGCCGAAGCCGCCGTGGTTTGAATCTTCGCCCCCATCAAAGTATTCGCCCCCGTCGTTCCCGCCGGTATTTGAGCAACCGTCGTAAAAGTCCCATACAAAAAATTATTGACATAGAACTCAATCTTACTCCCCGCGTAAAGCTGGGCCTCCAAAATGGTCTGGGCGCTGTTCGTCATCGTAACCCCCAAATTCACCGTCTGTTCCGACTGCCCCGCTTTATAACTCACCCCGTAAACCGCCCCGTTAATAATCTTGAAACCAAAGAAATTATTACCCGATAATTGCCCGCAGATCACATAAACCGTATACGTGGTATTATTGGGCAGCATAATCGCCACCCGGAAATGCCGGTTCCGGTCGAAAGTATTAGCCGCCAGAGGCAAAGCGATGATCCGCTGGATCTCCACCGAATCGTTAATCGCCGCGCTGGTGGTCAGCTTAAAATAACCGTTTACCGCGTCATAGGTCGCAGTTCCCGTACCGACCACAGTTTTTTGGAAACAAGTATCAATATCAGGAATCAGGCTATAACGGATACCTTTAAATCCAAAGTCCCAGGTCTTCGGATTCATCCCAGCCACCGATTCGGCTTCCTTGGCTTTCGTGGCATAAGGCAGAATGGTCGAACCGATGGACACAATCGCCGGGTGAATATAACCGGCCCGGTTACCAAATGCGATTCTGCCGGATGAATTCTCAAAGTTTGAAATATCGACTGTCAGATAATAAACATCACTGGGATTATTGTTTTTAATCACATGAAGCGAGAAAGTTCTGCCATCTTTTTTAAAATTGACCGAAAGCAGATCGCCGAAGACCAGTTTTAGGCTTCTGGTATTGGTCAAAGTATTGGCGCCGTTAATTGTGTAACCAAGAATCAAATTAGTGCCGTCCTGGGTGAAGATTACGCGATTGGTGGAATCAATCTCCCAGCCGATATGATTCAGCCGGGTGGATACAGCCATCAAATTGATACCCAGTTCGAAGTTCTTAAAGCTCTGATTCGAGCGTAAGGTCGCCGCCCGGGAACCCAAATTGTCACTGAAATAATCGTTCGGCATTAAATCCCGGAATACCAGGCCGTTATATTCCTTGCCGCAAAAATAAATTCCCTGATAATATCCGGAGGAATGGTTATCCAAAAAATCGGCCACATGGATTCCATTCACCAGCCGCTGAAAGACATTGGGGAAATTGCCGGCCGGATCTTTCCGGGTCATCAAGATGGAACCGCCGTAAATGTTCACGGTCCCAGCCTGTCCGCTGGGGCTGGTGATAAACCCAATCCATTTTACCGTATTCCAGTTGGGTGTCCCGTGAGCCACGAAATCGCTTTTTTGGATTTTCACCAAATACATCATATCCGGGTCCGCCCAGTGTTCGTCATCCAGAATTCCCTCAAAATAATTGGTGGTTCCGGGGTAGGTGTCACAGTAGAAATTTAGCCGCATCGAACCGTTCCGGTTGTTGAAACTGTCCATGTCCATGTAAGTCTGAATCTGAATGAAGTCCTCATTGGAACTGGCGCTACCGTCAACGAATTTCGACAGGTCCAGGTTGCGGATATAAGCCAGTCCCGAACTGGCCGCGTTGGTCTGCCGCCTTAGACACGCCCCGTTATGCCATTTTTCATGATATTCCGCCGCTAAAAGAGTCGCCGTCCCGAAGGTCTGCCAGTACGGATCAATCACATTGGCCAGAATGGTCTGATTATGCTGGCTATAGACATCCATGTAAGCCAGAAAGTTGGTTAAGGAGTCGTGGGAATGGTTCAAGGCCGCGTAGGCCGTATCGTGATGATGGGTATTGATTAATGTCAGCAAATCGTTAATATCCTGGGCCTCCGCGAAATCGCCGATGGTTTTATAAGTAAAATAAAGTGTACCGGTTTGAAAAGTGGCGTTAGTAATCCGGAAGGAAAGATAAACCGCTTTCCCCGCTTCCCCGGACAGGGAAAGGTCTTGATTCTCCAGGATATAATCCGTATTCAGGACTAAAGTGGTCCCGCCGCCTCCCGGAAGCGTCCGAATGACAAAATCCGTCCCGCCGAAGAAGGTGTCATGGTCCAATACATTGGAGCCGGACCCCACATTGGAGTGCGGTTCGTCCGTAACCGGCGTCCCGGCCAGATTTTTCGAAAATTTAGGGTTCATTTCAGGTTACACTCCTTTCAAGGCCGATTTTTTAATTTTAATCCCAATTTCTGCGCCCATTCTCCAAGGTAAACGCCGAGAACAGCCGCGATAATCAATTCGATAATCCGCCAACACCGCTGTCCGATGGTGGATTTCACCCTGGCGGCTCCGGTTTTCTCGTTTTGGGCTGTCTCCAGCGGGATCAGCCGCTGGTTCAGACCGGCGATGGAGCCGTTAATCCGGTTCACATGGTTCAAAATCTCCTGATTTTGCCCGATTAAAATCCCCAGTTGCCTGCTCTGCGCGTTTTGTTCCTGCAAAATGGACTGAATCAGTTCCAAAGTCTCCTTTTCCATCCTTAAAACCTCTTTTCTTTCGGATATCTCACCATAAAACCCCGGCCTAACTTCCATTATCGCCATTTAATCCGGGCCGACGAACAGACCGGGCTTGAAGCAATTCTGTCCGCCGATTCCGCCCGGACAATTCGCGAAAAAGCATAAATCCGGGTCCATTCTCCGGGCCGACCGGCCAAGAAAAGAAAACCACTTTACTTGACCGCCGAATCCAGGTCGTTTCCGGATGCCTAAAACACTCCGGAATGATGGCCGGAAATCCGGGCCGACGAACAGACCGGGCCGGACCTGAAGCAAATTCTGTTTCTCCTGTCAATTCCGTCCCGGACAATTCGCGTTAAAAACTGAATCCGGGCATATTCTCCAGGCCAACCAGTCAATCGAAGAAGAACACTTCCATTGACCGCCGAATCCAAGCCGTTCACTGAAGTCTAAAACATTCCGGAATGAATGCCATTTAATCCGGGCCGACGAATAGACCGGACCTGAAGCAATTCTGTCCGCCAATTCCGCCCGGACAATTCGCGAAAAAGCCAAATCCGGGTCTATTCTCCGGGCCGACCAGTCAATCGAAGAAGAACACTTCCATTGACCGCGCCGAATCCAAGTTGTTTATTAAAGCCTAAGACATTCCGGAATGAAGGCCGGAAATCCGGGCCGACGAATAGACCGGACCTGAAGCAATTCTGTCCGCCAATTCCGTCCGGACAATTCGCGAAAAAAGCTAAATCCGGGTCCAATCTCCGGGCCGACCGTCCAAGAAAAGAAAACCACTTTACTTGACCACCGAATCCAAACCGTTCACCGGAGCCTAAAATATTCTGAAATGAAGGCCGGAAATCCAAGCCGACGAAGCAACCGGGACGGAAGATTTACTGTTAGTCCTGTCAATCCGGCTCATTCGCGTTTAAAGAACCATCCCCTTTAGAGTCCCGTCCAAAACAGTGGCCGCATTCCGAAACACGCTGCGCGGATTTCTCCATGCTGGGCGAAGCGGGGAGCCAATGAATGTTGGCCGAAATCCTGAGCCGACGAATAGACCGGGCCGGAAGAAATTCCGTTTGCCAAATCCGCCCGGACAATTCGCGAAAAATCCAATCCAAGCGTATCCTTGGGGCCGACCGTCCAAGCGAAGCAAATCACTTCCCTTGACCGGCAAATTCCTTTTGGTCTGTTTCATAAGCCTAAAAACATTCCGGAACGCTGGCCGGAATCCCCAGCCAACCGGCCAAGCGGAGTAGTTCTTTACTTGGCCGGTGATCCGGGCCTTCCACCGTGAGCCTAAACCCCCTGGAATGAAGGCCACGAATCCGAGCCGACGAATAGACCGGGCCTGAAGCATTTCTGGTGGCGGATTATGCCCGGACCCGGACAATCCGCGAAAATCAGAAAATCCATTCCGGGTCTATCCTCCGGTCAATCGAAGAAGACCGCTTCCATTGACCGTCGAGGCCGACGAACAGACCGGACCTGAAGCAATTCTGTCTGTCAATTCCGTCCGGACAGTTCGCGTAAAATCCGAATCCGGGTCCATTCTCCATGGCGACTGGTCAATCGAAGCAGACCACTTCCATTGACCATCGTCGCAGGCTTTCCTCCGAAGCCTAAACCCTGTGAAAGTTATTCTGTAAGCCTTGTCCACTCGATGCAGCCTATCCAACTCAAGGAAGCCGCGTGCCGGGGGCCGTCCTTGTCCCTGATGTTCCAACCGGTAGCATAGCGTCCGGGACAAGGCCGACTCTCCTGCTCCTCCGGTGGGAACCAATAAGGTGTTGCTACTGATTCCTTCGCCGCCTATGTGAAAGTGGAACTGGCGGCCTATCATCCGGGTCGCCGACATAAGTTTTTTTATACAACGCCGTGAAGCGCTTCGAAGAAGTGGTCGTCATCGTATAAAAAGACTTATGTCGCCAGCGGGATAGCGGATAGTCTGGGAGTCCGCTGGTCCGCTTTATTCAAGGACCGGGCACCGGCATCCTGCCTGGCCGCCGTCCGTGGCGGCCTGCCCGGTCCCGGAGGTCGGCTTTGCAGGTCAATCGGCTTCCACATGTCAAAGTAGCATATACGGCCAGCCGCTGTAAAACGATTAAGTAGTTCTTCGAAGTCGCCTTTGATGCAAATCACCTACGGCGGCGATGGCGAGCGGACTTCTGTTAGCGAATATATCAGGTCCGCTATCTCCCCATCGCCGTCTAGTGGTTCATGGAGCCGACCGGCTTCCACATGTCAAGGAGTAAACACCGCCAGCCGCCGAATTTGCAAGCCGTTCTGATTGTCCCCCTGCCCCGCCCGACGTTGTTCTGTTTGAGCATTCACCCGTGCAGCCCCCAGGGGCTTCCCATTTAAGACGCTCCCGCCAGGTCAAGTATCAGCCTCCCGTCATTGGTCGCTCTGACCCGGTTCAGTTCACCTTGCGACCAGTCGAGTGTATCGTCATCTGTCCGAATAGTTGCTGCGGGGGGAATCAAAACTCTCCCGCGTTCGAACAACGACCGGTCAAGCATCTCCAATCTATCGACACCATTGATAAAAGTCCTGATTTTTTCCTCCGGGGAAATCCATTCACCCGACCAAAAAATGCCCAATGAAATCCATTCAATAATCCCTCCGCCAACATCCACTCCAATGAAGGGTTCAAGTTTCCGATTGGGTTTTAATAAGCCGCTTAATGGAGAGGTTTGATTGCATTGGTCAAAAATCCGGTTAATGTTGTTAAAGACAATTTCCAGAGTATTGGCCGATAAATTCCCGGCGGATAACAATCCGGAGTAAATATCCTTTTGCTCCAACAATGTCAAAGAAAAAAGGTCTTTTCCGTAATAAGTGACCTGCAAGTTATCTGTCCAGTAAACTGTCACTTTAACGTATAATTTCCGGTTCGTGCTAAAGATAGCTTGTTGAAAAGCGTCACTGGCCGGAATCATGGTTATTCCTCCTTCAAGATGATGGTTATGTTCTTCCAGACCGCCGCAGGTTTGGTGTTTGAAAGTTCATGGGGAAATGACAAACACTTCACCGATTTGCTTTCTTCTAAAAATTGAAATGAAAGAGTGATACCCCGGTCAAGTTCGCCCTGAATGACCAACCGTTGGGCTTCGGTCAGCATCTTGTATTTTAAGATAAATTTGTTCTTGGTGATTATGTTATCCGTGTTTAACGTACCGTCGGCGGAACGTTCTTCATTACCGATATTCTCAGGTTCGATGATGAATTTACTCGGCGAGGCAATCATCGTTTCCGCTCCGGGCAAGCCTAGTTTGAATTGGCCTAACATCGTATTGGCGGTATAAAACTTTTCCCGTACTTTTAAGGCATAGGCAGGTATTTTCATGTCACATCTTTCCCTTCGATATGGTAGTGAGCCGAACCGCTTATGCCTTTATACATCAGCCCGGCGTCAGTCAGGATCTCTTTGCAACGCGGTCCCAGTTTCCCGAATTTGGAGTTAAAGGAGAAATCCTCGATTTTCATGGGGCCGAGTGGTCCGGTAATATCGCTGGTTTCATCAATTTGCAGCCAGTATTCGATCTGGGCGCAAGTCGCCTGGGTAATTTCGCTTTCTTTATCCGACGTATCCGTCAAGTGCCTGGTTTTCCGAAAGATTAATTCACTGGCGCGGTAGAGCATCCGAGTAATATCGCCGGGGAGCGAAGAAGCATCGGGAAGCCCCAGATAGTCGATTAAATCATCAACCGTGGCAAATGGGATATTCATTGCAAATTTCCTTTCTCACTTTTTTGCTCACTTTCTCATTTTCATTTTTGATGGTGAGAACGGGGAAAGTCTTATCATTTTTCGTTCCAAAAGGTTCGTTCTCACTTTCTCACTATTTTTGAAGATATCATTTTATAAAGATAACCTTCCTACCCTGGATTGATTTTTAAATGTGGGTAGGTGTCCGCATATAGAAAAGATATTTTGGTGAGAAAGTGAGAATAGTGAGAAATATATATTAAAAGCCGCTTCAAATCGTAATTCAATTTTCTCACCCATGCTCACTTTTTCTCACTATGGATGAAAAAGAGCGGGAGGTTGTTCCCCGCCGGTTCCGGTTTAATTCTGCGAAATCGCCCGTACCGCCAGTTCCGGGTAAAGGGTTTTAAAACCGCAGATCGTATCAATCGAGCAGATATCTTTCTTCTTTGAAATATCGTATCCGAAAACGACCCGGAGTCCGAAACCTTCGAAACTGACGATGGCCTTTTGTTCCTTGGCGACGCCTTGCGGTAAAGCCAGAGGACGGTTCACGAAGGCAAAGGCGTTTTTATGAAAGACCATATTATTGACATGAGCGCCAATCAAAGTAATAGCCTGGGTTGTAATCGCACTCGGCAAGCCGGGATAAATATTTAAAGTTCCTCCGCCGGAACCGTTCAAAGTGCAATCGGCGGTCACTACAAAAGGATTATTGGTTAAGGTGGCAATCGAAATTAAATCGCCCTTTTTGTAAGTTCCGGCTGCGCCGCCGCTGGCGACCGTAATTTGAGTTGCTCCGATGATACCGGTAGCGGTCGGCGTTCCTCCCGGTACTCCGGCAGTATGTTTAGGGGTATTCTGATCCATAAAGAAATCAAATCCAAGTTTCCTGCCAATGGACGCTTCGCGGAGCGCGGTTCCGTTATCCCCGACTTTCTCGGCGGAAGTAAAAATTTCAAGCTGCAATAATTTACTTTCCGCCATCGTTCCCAGGACCAACCGGCGGTCTATCGGTGGCACTGCCTTGTCGTTCAATGCTTTCCGGTTGTCGATAATCTTGGCCACACTGTCCAGTTCGGCATTCGCCGCTCCGGTATAGTAGGGAACGTCTTTATAAAGCCCGAGAATTTTAGTATCGATTGCCTGCGCGAATGCCTGCATTGCCGGAATAATTAATTGTTCCGAAAAATCATTGATGGACAGAGTTAATTGTTCGGAAGTGACTTCAAAGGAAGTATCCAGAATCGTATCCAAAGTTACGCTGGTGCTGCCTTCGACTACATCTTGAATAACAATCCCCACCGTCCGGTCGAATTCGTTGGCTACGAAGGTAGCCGGTTTCCGGATGGTCACAGTAGTTCCTTTGCCTTCCACAAATTCCGCCTTATAATCACGGTGAATCAGGTTGGCCATCACACAATTATTCCGCAAAACCATTAAGGCTTCGCGGGCGACAATCGAAGGAGTAATAAAAGTATTCGCCATTGCAATATACCTCCATTATTAAAGTATTTAATCATTTGCCCTGGCCGTCAGTTCGAGCTTTGATGTAATCAGTCATTGACATGTTGCCAAGGTCTTTTTGGCCGCCGCCACCACTCCCGAAATCTTCCCCGCCATTGTCATTGTTAGGTTTGCCAATGAATTCGGGGAATTCCTTCAAAGTATTGCCGATAGCGGTTTTGACGGCAGTTTCATCGGTAATGCCATCAGTAACAGTAATTCCGCTGGAATTCACTAATTTAAGAAAAGCTTTAATCCGGTCAGGCTTGATATTGGCCTGGGCGGCCTGCACCAGTAAAGCGGCGTCGATTAGTGTTTTCTCAGCGTTCTTTTTGACCTGCTCGTTTTCCCGTTTCAAGTTGGTGTTGTCTTCCTGGGCTTTTTGCAGGTCGGTTTTGTTCTTCTCCTCGGTTTCCTTGGCTTTAGCGACCAAGGTCTTTAAATCTTCCGGTTTCTCAAAGCCGAGTTCTTTGATAAACTCGTTAAATTGCGAACGGCCTTCCCGCTTTAGGCGCTCCATAAAGGAAGCCTGGTTGGGGAAAACAATCTGTTCATTGTTCTGGCCGTCCCCACCGGCAGGTGGCTTTTCGTTGTTGGTATTGTCGTTCGCGCCGCCTCCGCCTCCGGTGTCTTTGTCCATCATGGGATAAGCTAGTAACCCGAATAAAAACCGTTTTAACATTGTCATAACCTCCGCATTCGCGTATTCCGTGATTTTAAGCTCCTAACGGAGCTTTTGACCGCTCACGTTGACGGTAACTTCAACCGGGGGCCAAAACGAACTTAGTTCAAGTTCGTTCAGTTTCCCGGCGCGTTTCAAAAAGAGTAAAGCACTGGCGATGGTTTCAATGATATTTTCCAAGGCGAACATCTCCAGGGATCCGTCTCTCCAGTTGCTGGTAGCTTTTAAGGGAGCCAAATGCAAGTGAAGTAATTCGTGAATCAAAGTTCCTTCTTGGTCCCGATCCCACCAATGCCCCAAGTGATAATCTTGGTAATCCAGGATTTTTATAGTGGCGAATCTCTTTGATATATTCCAGGTAGATTGCCCGAAGAGGTTACCGTCTTCCAGTTCATGAAAGCGGACTATTCCGATTTTGATATCCCAATCCTGCAGCCGCAATACCTTTTGCCAGAAAACGCAAGTTTCAGGTAGATTCGGAAGATTCTCCGTAGGGAAAGTACCGGCTCGGTTCAGCATTTCGTCAGTCCGTAACATTGTTTAAGATCATCCTTCCTTTTAGAGAATGGTTTTCATATTTGATTTCATGGGTTTTGATGATGTAATCTTTTAAACCGGCATCCCGTAAGTTTTTCAGGCTAATCCGGTCGTCAAACTCCCAGGCCGGGTTGCCGACATAGGATATTTCCGTCCGGGGTTGCAAGCCGCTAAATTTCTGTAGTAAAATGTTGGCGATTTTTCGGGCGACCTCGCGTGTCTGTATTAGATGGCTGGATGGATGGGTATAACAAATTGATTTAGCCAGGCTTAAATTCTTGGTGGGCGCATAAAGCCCGGAACCGTAAAGGTTTTTGCCATAAAACCGGTTTTCGCCGGTATCGACGGTGGTGGTGTTTCCCAGATAAACCAACTCATTAAACCGGCCTTTCACTTTCAAGGGATAACCGTTGATCGCCAGATTGAAGGTACAGTCGGTATTGGTACTGATGGTAATCTTCGCGCCCCAAGCGAAGTATTCCTGAGCGGTGATGATCGTCCCGGCAGGCGCGAGTTCCAAAACGGCGGAACAGTTATAGACCGGGTTTTGAGTATAAAAGGTCGTGTAAAAACAGGTATAAGTCTTGGCTTCTCCGGCCTGCATGGTTTGGGCGTTCAGCCGGTAAACCTCTTCAGCCTGGGAGGTGGGAACCAGCGGATTGCCGTAAACTTCCACTTGTGTCGGCATTTGACCGGTGAAAGGAATCAGCTTCCGGCCCGGGAAATAGCTTCGAGCGGTAATGGTTTGTACTGCCGCCGGTGTTTGGGGATGGTTGGGACCGTCCACATGGATCCGGTTGGACCGGTCGGTATAGCAATTACCAAGCACGAATTTGATAACCTGTTTCAATGCTTGTTTATGGCTGGACTTATAAAGCCAGGCATAGGGAATATAGAATTCCAAGAGTTCAGCGTCAATCAGATATTCGGAGATCGTCAGACCGGCATCGGTTAAAACGTCATAGGCCAGCCGGTAGGCGGTGGCAATTTGACTGATAGTTACCGTCATCACTGAAACCGAAGGAACCGCATCCAATACCGCGGATTCCAATACTAATTTGATATCAAAGTTTTTCAGGCCGGCTTGCTGGGTGTCCATTAAGAAAAACAGGGCGGCGCCGTTTGATTGTTCCGTCCAGGAAACTTGCCCGTCAATGCTGGTATAGGCCGAAATCCTGGTCCCGCTGGGCGTGGTTCCCGTCCAGAAAACCGTCACCATCGCCCCGTAACCGGTTTCAATATAAACCGGAATATTAATAATCCGTTCGCCGCTCAACCAGCCGCGTTCATATAAATTTGCCTGATAAAGAAAACTCCCGTAAAGCATGGTCATTATCCTTTCGGAGTAATCTGGCCGTTACCAGTGGCAGGCGGTGTCAGCCCGATAATCTTGGATTCCTCAAGAATCCGGTTGACTTCTTCCTGGATTTGTTCTTCCGTCCAATCCCGGTTGACCATTTTGACTTTGGTATAAATACTGACGGCCACCGCCGCGTTTAGCATGTTCAAGGTGGCGGCAATGGAGGACAGATCGGATGTAACACAATCGTTAATCTCAATACAAGGCCGTTCGTGGTCGCTTCCGGATTCAACCGTCAGCATCATTTGCAATAAATCTTCAAGAGCGGTCTTCCAGTACCGGGCTTTTTTGGCGCTGGTGATAACCGACTTTTTTTCTTTGAGATTCAAGGCGTAACCGGATTCATTGGCGGCCATTCCGATACCTAAATTGAAGGATTGAGGCGCGTATCCGGCATTGGATATAATCCGGGCGATCAAGTCCAGACAAGTTTTTTGGAATGCCTCATGTCGGATCTCAAATTGCACATTCTTAATTGAACCGGCTCCTTGGAGGTCGTTGGGGTCATAATCCAATTCCTCAAAGACTTCCTCATCAAAATCGAACCGGGGGTTACCGGTCTGAATATCGCGTAGGTATTGTTGAGGGGCGATAATCCGTCCTTTGCCCAGCCGGATATCCCGAATCCAGCAAGTATAAGTCTCGTCCAGGGAGTCCATCAAGCCTTCAGCCCCGCCAAAATCCGATTGCCCTATTGCCGAACCCCGGAAAATCTTGTTTGGTTTCATATTGGGAATGTAACGGACCATAATATCTTCTTTAATGGGAGTATCTTTCTCCGGCTGATAATCCCTGGTTTCCTCGAATGTATCCAGAGGTATTTCTTTTCCCAAGGTGTTGGAGTTGCCCTGATACAGTTTGGTTAAAATTTTGCCCCGCTCGTGCCGTTCCAGTAGCCGGAAAATCACGTTGACATCATCGGAGATCACTTTCCAGAAAGTAACGGCGGTCAAAATTCCAAATTTAAACTCCGGCAAGGCATTGTCCGGCTGGGCGATATTTAAAACCGGGAAGGGAAACAATTTCTTGTCCCAGTTAATCTTCAGGAAAATCCCGCCCATGGCCGAGGCGATTTCGGCGGCTTCCAGGATGGAATTGTAGAACCCGTTTCGGTCTAAAAGTTGCCGCATTTTTTTAACCTTGGCATCGTCGATTTTTACACCGGGTAAGGTCACGGTAGGCATCTCCGAAAACAGAAAATTGGAACTGGTGGTAGCCAATTCTCCGGCAATCGGTACATGTAACATTACCCGGCGTTCATTCTTGATTTCCTGCGCCCAAAACTGGCCTTGCCGGGTGGGTATGTTGACCTTCGATGAAAGGGCGTCGGAGATTTGCAATGGATCGCCGGAATACCACGCCGACCATTCCAGGTAACGCTCATAAACCGATTGCCATTCCTCCGGGGGCCAGATTTGATTGGTGGAGTATTCGGGGAACATTGTTTCACCTTCTTTTAGGCTGCAGCTTTTTGTTTCAACAGCGACAACCACATCATTTTGTTGCTATAAACCTGATACCGCAGGTTGTCCATGCAATGGTCGTTGATTTTGGCCGGTTTATCGATACCCAGCAGTTGGGCTTTCGGGTCCCAGGAGTAGGTTCCAAATTCATTGATGGTATTGACACAATTCCGGTGAACCCGGATCATATCCGCGCCCATCAAACTTGAAACCAATCCGATACCTTCCAGAACATCGTTTTTGGCTTTGGCTACGCCATGAACTCCATCCTGCCAAAGTTGGGTGATAAAGGCCGCTGCCGCCGGATCGCAGTAAATCTTTCGGATATAACAGTTCAAAGAGTGATACCACTGGCGGAACTCCATACTGTATTGGGACGGGCTTTTCTGTTTGGCAAGTTGATTCTGGTCGGTCGGCATCCCGGAATGATAATATTCATTGCAAATATAGAGCCGGTTGTCCGCGCCCAAAGCCGTATGTAAAAAGGTGGTGGCATTGGATGTCCCGTAATCGATTCCAATCCAGTGGCAAACCAGTTCCGGGAGATTGTCAACGACCATCTCTTCTTCAAATTGGTCATAAATCACACCGCTGGCCAATACCCAGAGGCCTTCGATAAACCGTTTGTACCAGAGCGAACCAATTGGCCCGTATTCCAGTTTTAGTTCTTTGACATATGTCGGGTCCAGGTTTAAGTTATCTTCCAGCTTAAAGTTGAATACCGTCTTGTTGAGCGCCGGGTTGTTAATATAGTTCCGGTAAAGATAATGATACGGACTGTCCGGATTAGTGGTTGAAATCAGTTTCGCGCCGGGCAGGCTTAACCGGGAAAGCAGCATCTTGAAGAAATCTTCCGGGATTAGCGTTCCTTCATCCACATAGGCGAAGGAGAGGGTATCACCTCGAATCCGGTCTTTGGCCCGGGAGTCCGACGCCCCGACCACGAATAATTTCCGGCCGCAAATCGTCACTTCGCCTAAGCCCCGGTTATAAAAGTAATTCCTTTGCCCAATAATCTTCTCCAGTGGTTGTAAGACGTTATGGTCGATGGTTCGCTCGGTATAACCGGTGATGACGGCATTGCCCGGAGGCTGGGTGGCGATCATATCCAGCAGCCGGACATTGGCCGCCACGGTCTTTCCGGAGCGGACTGCGCCACATAAAAAATTTAGCCGGGCATTGGTTTGGGAGATCGCCGCCAATTGTTTCGCTGAGAATAAACCCCAGGTCATCCGTCGGGCGGTTCCCCGCTAAGATTCTCAGGCGCAGTTTTTTCAGGTTCAGCGTTGGTTTCTTCCGGCGAAGCGGTGCAGGGCAAGGCCGATTCTTTAATCGCCCGAACCAGTTCAGCCAGGGAGTTCACATCGCTGGTATGTTCCTTATCCAATCCCAAAGCCAGCCGCTGGCCGCGCTGCAGTTTGTCCATAACATTCGCCAGCCGTTCCAAGGTGAAAATAGTAAGCTGGCCGTCTCCCATCCGGATCTTGCAATCCTCCAAAACTTCAATGACGTTTTTCAAGAAATTATCCCAGGTGCGCAGGTGGGCGGCGTTCCGGTCAGCCTCGATTTTAACTTGCTTCTCCAGGGTCTTTTTCTGTATCTCCTCAGCTCGCTGCGTCAGGTATTGCTTTTTCTTCTCTTCCCATTTGCGCTTGCAACTGATGTTTCGCAGGTAACTGTAATCCACCCCGACATGATCGGCGAAGGAATGCTGATCCAGCCAATCCCCGGAGATATATTCAACCTCCAATTTGTCCCAATCGTATTTCCGCTTTCCCATGGGCTCACGTCCTATGGCTGTTTTTTAGGGTTAACTGCTTTTTTAACCATATCAACAAGATTGCTCCCCGTTTTCTCCGAAGTCCGCAAAACCATATAACCACCGACACCAATTTCCATCAGGGTATATAGCCGTTCCGGGAGTTCATGGGGATGAAACAATTCCGGAAAGAAATCGCATAAAAAGGGTGACAAAACATGATTGTTAAATAAAATACTAATAATCGTCAGCATCAACAAAGGACGCCAGCTTCGCTGCAACCAGTTTCCCTGCGCTTCGGCGACAATCACGGACTTCGAATTATCATAAAAGGATTTCAGGAAGTCATATAAAGCCAATTGCAAATCTTTTTCCAAAGCGGCGCGAGTTTCCGGGCTTAAAGGCAGGTGTTTGTCCACCACATCGACGATTTTCCCGATAGTGCCGTTGGTAATCTGTTCAATCCAACTCATGACCGCGCTCCATAAGGTCTAATGTATTCCCGGACACTATCGGCCAAAGCACGCCGGGTTTCCTCCCAACGGGTTTTCAGTTTTCCCAGGTCTTTGGGGTTATCGTGAAAGACAATTTCAATCAGACAGGCCGGGGCGATAGTATCGTCAAGTTCGGCCAGTTTCCCGCCATCGATTCCGGTTTCCTTGGTGTCCGGGTCTTCCTTGCCGCCACGTATATTGGTTCCAAGTACGGCGGTAACTTTTTTAATCAGGATGTCGGCCATCCGATTTCCCCCGATAGAATCGTTATGAATCCAACATTCAGTTCCCGAGGCGCTGCCGGGTTTCGGCATGGCGTTGGTATGGAGCGCCAGATGAAAGTCGGGTTTCCAGGCGTTTGAGTCGTTAATCACCTGCCGTAAGGTCCATTCAGGTTGGTTAAGCTTGATTTCGCAGTCGTTACGTAAATCCAAAGCCACTTGAGCCGCCATTTTCTGCATGTAATATTCTTCATTCCGGCCATCGGCGGTGATATTCTTTTCCTGGGTGGAAGCCGAAAGATACAGCTTGAATTTGTCCATGTTCCTCGCCTCATTTCATTTTCTTTTGGATAGCTCACCATAAAACCCTGATCTAAGTGCCGATAAGGAAGATGCTGATCTCCGCCGCCTTTTCAAAGTTTAAAATTTGCGGGTGAGTAATTTGGGCCGATACCCCCCAGCCCCGTTACAATAGGGTAATGGGTTCGCTCCGGGCTGTCCGGTATGCCTTATGCCTTCGCGGGTCATGTCAGTGGACAGTCCTCACGAACCCTTTCGGGGTGACAGCTATGGGGCCTGGGGGGTACGCCGGGGGGTATCGTGTTTGTCTGCACGCTTGCAAATATTTTGTTTTAAAAAAGGCCGCGAGAAAAAACCCAACGGCGTAAGAAAAGCAACTTGCCTGTAATTTAATTGTATACCTGATTTGGCATTTATACAAGTACAAATTAGCCTGCACGCTTGCAAATACTGTGATTTTATGATATAATAGTATCAGATTATAGGAGGTGCGCGGGATGTTACAGGGATTTTTACCGGGAGTTCGGGTTTATCTTGATTTTCCTTTGGGGCGGCTTTGTGGTTCGGTAACATACGGCCTACGTGGCGCCCATCCTTTTTGGATTTATGTCCGGTTTGATGATGGAAGTTTGCGGGAGTTCCGGCCAGGCTCTGCCAGTTTGAAGCTTTTGAAGAAGGTTGATGAAGGGAGGAGTTAAGATCTATTTTTTATGTCCAGACATGTGCAAGCGTGCAGACTAATTATATTTTAAAAGGAGTGTGTTTTTTATGAATCAAGGTTTATCATTAATGGACTTAGCCCAGGAATTGGAACGGCAAAACTTAGCTAAACAGGATTTCTTGGCTCCCTCGCGCCTGCTGGAAGTGGAACCGGCGCAAAATAACCGGCTATTTTTGAATGTTGATCGGGGTAGTCAGGGAACCGCTCAATTACCGGTGAAACCGTTGGCGGAAGAACAGTTGCGGGAGTGGGCGGAGATACCTTCCAAGTATTATCATTTAATGCGGCAGAAAGCGCCGGAGTTATTATCGACCAATGTTAACCACTGGCTGCGGAACAAAGATCAGACTCGTTTGGTCCGTTGTCTGGACGGAGAAGCCAGGGCGTTTTTATCCAACCGTTACCGGACGATTGATAATTATGATATCGCCATGGCCGCGCTGCCGGTGTTACGGGCTGATGGTCAAGTTACGGTTGTTTCCTCGCAAGTTACCGACGGCCATTTATATATCAAGGCTGTTACCCAGCGGTTAACTTATGAGGTTAAACCCGGCGATCATGTTCAGGCTGGGATCGTGATTTCCAATAGTGAAGTGGGTTTGGGTTCGGTCAAGGTTGAGCCGTTATTATTTCGGCTAGTCTGCAAAAACGGGGCGATTGTCAATGACTTGGCGATGAAACGTTATCATGTGGGAAGGTACACCCGGGATCTAGATGAGTATACCGAGATTTACCGCGATTCCACCCGGCGGATGGATGACGCCGCTTTTATGATGAAGTTGCAGGACACTGTCAAGGCCGCTTTTGATGAAGTTCAGTTCGCCAAGTTGCGCGGGGTGATGGTAGACTCCGCCACCCGCCGGATTAGCGCTCCATTGGATACCGTTTTAGATCGGGTGGTGGAAAAGTTCGATATCCGGGAAAGGGAGCGTTCCGGGCTGTTGATGCAGTTGGTTGAAGGCGGCGACGGTTTGACCCAGTGGAGTTTGGCCAACGCCATTACCTGGCTGGCGAATACCGAGAAGGATTATGAACGGGCGACGGAGTTGGAGCGGATCGGCGGCGAAGTGATTACCCTGGAGCCGCAGAACTGGCACAAGCTGGCCGAAGTGGCTTAGAGAGTTTGACCGGGGACCGGGGCGCAAGTCCCGGTTCTTCGATATGCAGTCGAAAGGGGTTTTGAAAATGCCACAACATGAGGGAATGAAAACGGTATTAATCCCGGAAAAGCTTCATGCCCAGGTTAAAGCGTTCTCGGCTTTGGAGAATCCAGCGAAAACCATTCAGGAGATTACCGCCGAAAAATTACGGGAATACGTGGACGAAGCTGGGCGGCGTTTGGCTGGGAAGTTAACTCTTGGAGAGTAATTGACAGTTAGAGCCGGAATTTGTCCTTTTCAAGTGTAAAGTGCATTAAATTAACAGAATTTATATGTTATTCAAAAATATGTTAATAAACTATTGATAAAAGGCCGTTCGGCATGATATGATATATTTGCAAGTGTGCTTGCAGAATGTAGCTTGCAAGCAATTGTAAGACGATATTTATTTTATCGCGGAGTAGTGTAGCGGTTACACATCAGGTTCATACCCTGAGTCACGCCGGTTCGAATCCGGCCTCCGCAACCAATCTGATAGAATTCGCGGGGCATCTTGGCCGCTAGGCAAAACTATCAATCCCGGTTAAAAGCCCGAACGCCATTAAGCCCCGCGATTAAATTTATGAAGATGAAAAATGAAATTCGATTTTGCGATCCTAATTGTGAATATCTCCAACCGAAAGAGAATGATCCGGATCATCGTTTTAATAAAGAGATAGTCCATCGCTGTGAAAGATATCATATACCGTTACACCATTATCAATATTATCCTGAATTGGTCCGTGTCCCGGAGTGTAATTGTTCAGGCTATAACATGTATACGAAAGGAGGGTTGAACTGATTTCCGGCTAAAAGCAATTATTTCAAATTAATTAAAAATTCATGAAATAATGGCTTTGCCTTGAAATATTCAGAAAAAATGCCGATACCTTTAGTGTGACTTCAAGTAAGAAGGTATGAAGAATGATGTTGCGTTTCGAGTTTTTTACCATTAGTGAACTTGGAGGCCGATAAACTTCTGGCTCTTCTTATTTCCGGTAAAAAGACTAAAGGAGTTGATGTTAAGTTGAAAGTTGTAAAAGTACAGCTTCCCAAGTCGATTAAGTTGTTATCTTACAAGAGTTCCAAGATTGAAATTATTTTAACACCAAAAACAAAGAAGATTGTAAAGTATTAATGCCTTCACAATCTTACAATCTACAATAAAAAAGATTAAAAGAAAGCCCAGCCGATGGACTTTCTTTTTTATAAAAATTATCTTATTCCGGTTTCTAAGATTGATTCCCCCCAGTAAATTTGGTATAGCTCTTTTCGGGTAATTGAGGTGGATAACGTTCGACGCGCTTCAGGTCCACCAGAAATAACGAGGTTTTTGGAAAAGTCCAAAACCTTACAATATAAAGTTTCAGATATTTTTCAGATAATAACCCGAAAGGGTTATTTTTTGTTTACGCAATTTTTTAACACTTTTCCGATAATCGCCGTTCGCTTAAACGGTGTATGAAGTTTTGCAGATCCTAAGCAGGATATATCATAATTTTCCGGAATATATAATTGAAGTATTGAATTCGAAATGTGGTGCCAACCATATGCGCGAATCACTCATATTCGCCATTACAACCGGAGAATCGAGGAGCCATATTGCGTTATTGGTCAAACGGATCGTTTGTTTTCAACCGGAAATCAATTAATATAATAAGTAAGTTGATTACTTCGAGAAATTCGAATCGGAATGTTCCGGAGGTCCAGGCGTTTTTACCCTGAAATATTATACAATTATCAAGCGCATCACAAAGTATACACCCCGAATAATATTTTCTCAAAATTACAATTGTTTTCCCGGATCTTTCTTCAATAGTTATTTCAAGAGGGTCTTTTAAATCAATAGATAATGTATCCCTTGTACCTTTTGGTATAACTACTCTGCCAAGGTCATCAACTTTACGAATTATCCCTTTAGTCAAAGCTATCCTTCCATTCCGGATTTAATGATATAGGGAAACCGGTTTTTTATGGGTTAAATAATCTTTTGACATTCTTAAGTTTTCCCTTTATAACAATTTAGGGAGGTGTGAAAACGGAAGACGACGCTTAATTTAGCAACTTACCGCTACTGTGTTGGAAGCTTCGACGAAAAAAATTGGCGGATTTATGTGGACATTAAAAGCGATTACCCTAGAATTGTTTCGGTGTTAGGGTTTGGGTATCGAAGGATGTTCGGGAATTTCTATTATGATATATTCGGAGAACTTGGGAAGAACGGGAATAATATGACCGGAGAGTGAAATTGGCGGCTAGGATTAGGTTCTAATTGTATTATTAAGAATTTATTTTTAAGAATAGTATAAATAAATTTGACAATTATCCGATATTAATATAAAGAATAATTTATGAGAAAGGAATAGATATCCATGATAATACCTGCAAGCAGTTATCCAATATCATATGTAAGAACTGAACTAAAACCAAAGGCAAATAAGAAAGATGATTTTTCATCTATCCAAACTAACCAATCGTTACCAAATGTAAATGCTAAGTCAAGTAGTTATTCATCAGTTTGGGAAGAACTTAAAAAAAAATATGATGTTAATAATGCTTCAAATGATGAAATTAGTGCTATATCTACGACTCTATATAATTCTGGACAAATTTCCTTGCGAGATCATGCGACTTTGACTTTCGATCCAAGTAAATCTCCACAACAAATAAATGGTACTATTTATCTGACTCAAGCAAACGGTAATAAAAGAAATTGGATTACTGAATATCAAGCAAGAGCAGAGCAATCCTTGAAATTTGGTGATACTCAAAGTTACATCCAAAATAAACATATTGAGGAAATATTAGAACGTTTACAACGGTAACATTATTATCATTGTGATTATGATGAGTGCAAAAAATATTCACTAATGACGAAAAGCCGGGGTTTCTCCCGGCTTATTGTTTTACTTTTGATTATTAAAGATTTACAAATTTGGTAAATTATTACTGAATATTAATCCAGTCAGACATAGTATTCCAAGGGGAATTTGTAGAGGTATTTTGATACGTAAATTGACCTGACTCATAAGCGCTGGCAGTCCACCAGTAATACCAACCGATAACGATATTACCACTATCGACAATGGCTTGACTTTGAAGATAACCCAAATTCGTACCATTATTCATCCTTGCAATTCTATTGAAACCATAACCGAGTTCTACAGTTACAATATACATTTCTCCTCCACCGTGATTATAGGTTGATGTATATTGATTTTCAGAAAAATATTCATAAGTCGGATGCAGAGTGGAAATAGCCGCATATACTTGAAGATAAGTTAATGGTGGCGCTGGGGCCTTTGGTGCAGCTACAGATGAATTGCTATTTTCTGCCGCATTTAATGATGCATAATAGGGTTTAATAGCTTCAATGTAATCGGCTAGCCTTTGATCCATCAAAATAGGTTGTTTTAATAGTGGAGAAATATTATTTTGCTCACTGGAAGTTGCGCCGAATACAGTTGTGGAAAAAACTAAGCAGAAAATCAGGCCAAGCAAGACTGTTTTTTTAATCATTTGAATTCTCCTTTAATTTTTTTTAGTATATTTAATATACCTAGTTTAGTATAATATCATATTAAGTTATTTCTGTAAACAACGTTATTCCAAATTTTAAAATAATACATAATTATATATAACTTACAGTAATTAATTGTAAGAACGAGATTGTACTTCTTCTTTGGGGGAGCAAGGAGTTGTTCCCATTCGACATTTATTGTTTAATATATGCCTAAAGCCCACTGCCATTTATTGTTAATTTATATATAAAAATATTCAAATAAAGGGTAGACTCAGGGTTTAAATAGTATGATGGGAAGAATCTTTTTGTATCTAGAAAACCACCGGCTATGCCGGTGGTTCCAAAAAGGCTACGCCTATGGGTAGAAAAATAGAAACCTCCATTGCTAAAATAGATGTGGTTCGCCAACCGCACTAAAAGCAAAGGAGGAATATCCAGGGATAGAGAAAGTTTAGCACATACAACATGGAATTGCAAATATCACATTGTCTTTGCTCCGAAATACAGGAGGCAAATAATTTACGGCAAGATTAAAAAGGACATAGGGATAATACTAAGAAAACTATGTGAGTACAAGGGAGTGAAGATAATTGAAGCCAACGCATGTAAGGATCATATACACATGTTGGTAAGTATACCGCCTAAATTAAGCGTAGCACAATTTATGGGATACTTGAAAGGTAAAAGTTCGTTGCAAATA